CTTTTAGACAATAGTTCCCCCAAGGGTGAGAAGCATCTCCCCCAAGCCCATGTGCGTAAGCACACCAACTTCCCCTATGAGGATGCGATTCTGTTCGATATGGGTCTTGTCTCACCATGTCCCCATGTCTTGCTTGATACCTCGCACACAGTTCAAGAGGGTTATCAACGGGGTGTAACGCTGCCCTATGTTTTCTCCCTCGCCACCCATGTAGGTGCTTATTAACGTAAGGGGTACGGCTGGCGTAGAAAGGGCAATAAAAAAGCCCCTTACAACTGCCCTCGGTAGAAACCCATAGGTGTAGACCAAGGGCGAGAGCATGTGTAAGAGGCTTAGACATTGTTGCTTTCTACGACAACGGGATGGATTATATCAAAGGGGTTCTAAGACTTGTCAAGACTTATTTAACCACTACTTCCCCAAGGGTTAATACAGCCAATAGAAACCCTGCCCCCATGCCTGAGATGAATAGCAGGGCTATATCGCTGGCGCACATGCGTGGGGCTTTTTCGTCATTGTCGAATACGTGCAGGGGTTCTCTGCTGGGGTTGTTTAAACGATGTGTCATTGTGGGTACTCCTCTGTTTTTTGGGCTTGCTCTGCAATGTGAATAATGTATTCTGCTACGTCATCTGCTGGGTGATTCTCAAAAGGCTGCCATACATCTACAGCATAGGCTTCAAATATGGCTTCACACTGTCCATAGTCTGCATCTAATAACGCTTTGAATAGGCTCTCATCCTCGCCTGTCCAGTCGCACAGAAACTGCATAAGTGCAAAACTCTGCCACTTGGGTTTGATTGTCATAGGTCTACTCCTGAAATGCTTTCTTCATATTCTTCGTCACTTTCGGCTGCAATGTCTAAAACTGTCCATCCAAAGGCTTCTATCGTGCCAAAGTCAAAAGCCAATTTTTCTGCCTGCTCTGCGCTGTCGGCTTCGATGGTGTAGTAATACTCAACTGTTTTGGTCACTGTAAATATCGTCATGGTTTACTCTCCTAAAAATGCCCCCGTAGGGGCGGGTTGTTTAAACGCTCTCTGTCTCTGCATGGATTGCCCACGCTGCCTCGTTGTATCCGTCCAGTCTGGGGATTGCGTCTGCGATGATGTTGTTTAACAACTTGCATGCAAATGAGTCCTCAAAGTCTGGAGTCTCGCAACTCTGGTATTTCAGGCACTGCGCTGCCTTGATTGCTTGGATGGCTGTTAGCACTGGGGCTGCTGGGTTATAAATGATTGTGGCCTTCTCGTTTTCATCGTAACGGTAATTTACGCTCTTAACATTCTGGTCGAGTAAGAGACTGGCTGCTATACCTTCGTGACCTCGTACGGTAAAACGTACGTCTGGGGATGCTGGCTCGTAAACGGTAATATTTTTACGGGATGCGTAACGCACTAAAGCGTTAATGTGTTGGTCGGTAACTACAAATGCGGACATGGGATAACTCTCCTGATGGTTTGTGACTGACACCATTGTCAATCCACTAGGCCACTGGTCGAATGGCCTAGTAGGTGACACTGTTTAAACGCTCTGTGTTTTTGTGCGAATCACCTCGTACATGTTCCAGCCGAGCGTGACAACTATTTCGCCAGTCTGCATTAGATGGTCGATCATGCTGCGATCTGCTGCATTCCACCCTGCCCAATCTGCACGCTCACGCATGACTTCGTGCCAGCCCACCTTATCGTTTCTCGCATGGTAGGCGATCGTTGGAATATATTGCATGGATAACTCTCCTGATTAGTTGATTACTAGATTATAACGTTAGAGGGATTTAGTCCGTTGACACAATCCCTCATCTTTTTTTACTTGCCTAATTCTTGCGAAAGTCGTTTAAACACTGTCTTACGGTTTCCCGTGTAGCCCATGCGTTTCAATGCTTTGTAGCATCCAGTCTCAAGTTTCGCATCTATTTCCAGTTTTAGGCCACGCCAAAGGGTTAGCATTCTGAATGCTTGGATGTTGTCAGTGCCTGTGATTACCATGGTTTACTCTCCTGTTGATTGATTGAAAATGATTGTGTGAGTCACAATCCAGTAGGCCACTGTCACTGGCCTACTAGGTGTTACTCTGTATCCATTTGACCATGCTCGGGGCAGTGTGGTGCGCCCATGTCAGCCAGCCATTTACCAGCAACTCGCACGGTATAGCCACACTCAGTGCATACGCATTTCAGCATACGTGTAGTCTGCTTCTTTTGTGCATTGCTTGGAACTAGGTCAGCGTGTGGATACTGGCCTAGTCTCTCAAGTACCGGTTGCGCCCATGCTTTAAATTTCTCACCGGCCACGGTAGCAGTCATTTTGCCTTCCAAGCCGATAGCAGTAGCAGTGCGTTTAAACGCTTTGCCATGTCCCGCATTTGGATGCACTGCATGGATCAACTCATGAGCAAGTATGTCGAGCACTCTAGATGATTCGCTGATAGTAGGTGAGATGAAAATCTCAGCATGTGAGTCAGCCGATGCACGTGCTGACCAGCACTCACCGATACGCCTGTTTTTATTGCTCAGTGCTGACTTGCTTGGAAAACCGCATGATGAGCGTACTTGTGTAGGTATCTCATCACCACACTGTTTAAACAGTATGCGTAACTCTTCAGTGGCTGCCTGTAACCATTCTTCTCGTGTCATGGATAACTCTCCTGTAGTGACTAGCAATATTGCTAATTATATAACGCACTAATCATCTAATGCGTTTACACGTTTTCAATCTTTTTTTTAACTAGATTGATTAGACTGCCTAGATAGTAAACTACAATCTAGAATGTAATTACTATAGATAATTACTATTGCTATTCTATAAGTATACTCTAAAGCCTTTGGCTATCAATAGGGGAATGCCGATAGTATTACACAATCCTCTCACAGTTATAAACAGATTATCCACACCTAGTCAGGGCAATCTTGGTGCATAGTCATCATCTATCAGTTAGACGCAATCGATAGGGCTAGGCAATGGGCTGCTGGCTCTGTAGTGTGTGACCCCCACATTGCTCCCACCCCCAAAAAAATAATCTGTTTCCTGTAAACATGTTATTATTGGGTTATTGCTAGATAGGGGGATAAGTAATGATAGAGATAACTATAGAAAAGAGAGTGCCGTTACCTGCTGTGAGGCGGGTATATGCGTATCCTTATGAGAATATGGATGTAGGGGATTCTTTTACTGTTCCGAAAGCGGATAGGGCCAAGGTGTTGAACGCTAACTACAGGGCTTATTTGAAGTATGGGTGTAGGTTTGCTGCTAAGACGCAGGGTGATGTTGTGCGTGTGTGGAGGGTAGAGTGATGGACAACAATCTTGGTTGGCCCTTTGCTTGCGTACAGGATGAAGAAATAAAGGTTGCAAGCAATGGATGATGATGTACGCAAACTGGAGATTTACGTAGATAGTGCGAGTTCTGGTGTGTTTGATGCGTACATGGTTTGCCGACTGGAGAACATCATTGAGAAGGTGGCGGCTACTGCTGTGACGCCAGACGATATGGTGTTGATAGAAGCCTGTCACCGTGTTCTAAACTACCTTCATGAAGTTTGATCTACAGAAGTTCTACCGCTTTTGCTCACAACTAAAGATTGAGAGTAAAGAGGATGGGCTAATCCCTATGGCGAAACCGCTGGGGACACAGACGTATGTGATGGAGGAGATTGCGAAAGGGCTAGATGATGATATTCATTTCTTTGTTATTCTCAAAGGTAGGCAGTTGGGTATCACTACTATTTCTCTGGCCCTTGACCTTTATTGGCAGTTTACTCATCCCGGCTGGCAGGGAACTTTGGTGGCGGACACAGAAGAAAACAGAGACATGTTTCGCTCGACTCTCGGTATGTACATGGAAGGGCTGCCGAAAGAGTACAAGATTCCTCTTGTTGCCCACAACCGAAATCAAATGGTCCTTAAAAATCGTTCCCGCATTTTTTACCAGATCGCTGGTAATAAATCTCGGTTGGGGCAGGGCAAGGCTATTACTTACCTGCATGGTACAGAAACCGCTTCGTGGGGGAATGAAGAAGGACTGGCCTCCCTACTAGCCTCGCTTGCTGAGAAGAACCCTGAGAGACTCTACATGTTTGAGAGTACCGCCCAAGGCTTCAACATGTATCACGACATGTATAAGACAGCCAAGTTTGCCAAGACCCAGAGAGCAATCTTCTGCGGCTGGTGGCGTAACGAGTACTACACCTTAGACCCTGACTCAGGCATGTACAAAACCTACTGGGACGGCAAACTCACTGGGGAAGAGAAAGAGTGGGTCAAAGAGATTAAGAAGTTGTACGGGGTAGAGATCAACAGCCGGCAAATGGCGTGGTGGCGCTGGAAGATGGCAGAAGGTATCAAGGACGAATCTCTGATGTACCAAGAGTTCCCACCCACAGAAGACTACGCCTTCGTGATGACCGGCACTTCCTTCTTCTCCAACAGCCGCTGCACAGAGGCCGCCAAAGTTGCCAAGAAACTTATTCCCGAGTGCTACCGCTATGCTTTCGGGCAGAACTTCCAAGACACACAGGTGTTGCGCTCTACAGAACGTCTGGGTACTCTGCGTATCTGGGAAGAACCTGTGGATAACGGCTTCTATGTGATAGGCGCTGACCCAGCGTACGGCTCTAGTGATTGGGCTGACAGGTTTGTGATACAGGTCTACAGGTGCTACGCTGACGGGCTAGATCAGGTGGCTGAGTTTGCCACTGCTGACCTCAACACCTACCAGTTTGCGTGGGTGATAGCCCACCTAGCAGGGGCGTACAAGAACTCCACCATGAACTTGGAAGTCAACGGTCCGGGTCAAAACGTCATTGCTGAGATACGCAGGATACGGGCGCAGGCCACTGCCACCACAGGACAGATGGGCAAAGACCTGCGAGACGTGCTGGGCAGTATGCAAAACTACATTTGGCGCAAGATGGACAACATGGGAGGTCTGTCCAACAGTATTGGATTCATGACCACCCACCAGACAAAAGAGCGCATGTTGAATTACATGAAAGACTTCTTTGAGCGAGGCATGATGAACATCTACAGCATGGACTTGTTGGAAGAGATGAAGACAGTAGTGCGTGAAGACGGCTTCTTGGGCGCTCCCGGCAGAAGTAAAGATGATAGGGTTATTGCTAGTGCCTTGGCAGTTGTGGCGTGGGCAGAGCAGGTGCAACCTAGATTGATTGCCAACTACATCACCCGTGAAAAGCAGGCCAAGGATGCTCAGATACCAGAAGGCGATAGGTATGTAGGCAAGGTGGCAGCCAATTATTTACATGCGATAGGGTTGTTGCAATGATTCTGACAAAACAAGAACTTAGAAGACAGATAAGAAAGTTCCTGTATGACCCAGAGCGGGGCATCTCACAGCGTATGTTTGCCGAACTGTGTGGCATAAACCTAGATCACATGCGAGATGTGTTCCTATATCAGACCGCACCCATGACTGAAATGGTGCAAACAAGGGTCAACAGGGGCTACGATGCTTGGAAAAAGGGGTTGGTGAGGACCATGAAACGTAGGGATAACTCCCATTTTGTGGATTACAGGAAAGAACCCAAGCCAGAATTTGCCCCTAGTTACGGGCTACAGATCAAAAATGGGCAGATACAGATGCGTGTTGGCATGGTCAACCGGCACGATTATTCTCAACGTGACCTTATAGGGGAATAAAAATGGCAGTTCTACACGATTACAAGTGCTTGGCACACGGGTATTTTGAGGCTTGGGAGGCTCGTTGCCCCAAGGGATGTGACGGTGA